AGCGCCTTTAAGCGCAACAGGAACTGTGCCACCTAATACACCGCCAAAAATAGAACCTTTGACTGTTTCCTCGCCAACATCTTTGGTGGCATAGCCATAGCCAGACGCTGCGCCTGTAGCGGTTCCTACAGCAGCGCCACGGCCTATTTGCCCACCAAATTTATCAAACAGTAATTTTTCACCTGCTAATGCAGATTGCGTACCAGTAGATGCTTGCTTTGCCTTTTGCAAAAATCCAAGTGGCAAAGCCATGCCGCCAGCCAATTCGATTGGCGTTTTTACATTCGGATAATCTTGACCGAATTGCTCTTGTTGCGCACGTAGTTCGTTTCTTAGTTTCTGATATTGAGGGCTGCTAATACTTCCAGTACGAAAAGCCGCCTCTATCTCGTCGAAAGAGCCTAAAGTTAAGCCTTGGAATCCTGCGCGAACTGTTTCAGCCGCACCAGAGTAAGGAACGGCTGGCTCAAATACTGACGTAGATGCCTTGGGCGCTGTTGCTTGGGCTGCTTCTTCTTTGGTTATAAGATTATTTCTTATAGCAATTTCTAATAACTGCGCCTTAGTAGTTCCTTCAGGAACATCTTTTACTACTACTCCGTTTGGCAGTGGGACGTCCATTAGTTAAGCTCCGAAAAAGAAACAGTTCTTGACCCACCAGATGGGGAATATGGCTCAACGCCTTGCGACTTACGGCGAGATTCAATAAGTTTCATTTTGTTTTCTTTATCTTTTTGTACTGCATCTCTAAATCTAATTAATGCTTGTCGTGTTACTTCAGAATCATTTCTACCGCCAGCGGCTATAAGAGCTTTAGCTTGACGCAAAACGTCGGCATCTGTCTGAACACCTTTTTCGTCACTTACTTTAATATTAACCGCCGTATCAATAGCTGATTTTAATTCTTCATACGCCCTGCTTTTTTCAGATGACAAAGAAAGAATATTTCTTCCATAGTTAAACAGATTGTCTACAGGGCCTAATTCCAAAAGTGGTTTTTTTGTCGTTGGGTCAGGGGTTAAATTTTTAATCGGATTACTTAATGCTTTAAGTTGCGCATCTGCTTTGTCTATAGATTCTAAGTTTCCTGTTTCTTCTTTTTGAAGTCCTGCGCTTAAAGATTTAGGTGGTTTAGATGAATCAACTATTGCTTTTAGTTTAGCTTCTGCTCTTTTTTCAGTATTAATCCTATCTAATCTAGCTTGGTTATTGATTGCATCACGTTCTTTCTTATCTGCTGCCGCTAATACTGCGGCTTTCCTGTCAGCTTCTATTTTTTTGTCGTCAGCTTCTTTTTCAGCTTGTATTTTCTCTCTTTGAATTGCAAATTTTTCCGCAGATTCTTCTTTTTTTCTTTCTCTTTCAGCTTTTGCACTCTCAGCGGTTTGTTTTGCTGTCAAAACTTTATCTCCCGAAGCAAATTTAGATACAACAGCCAATATCTCTGCTTCAGTTGCATCAGATGGAAGAGCTGCCATTGCTGCACGATATTCATTTTCTCTATCAATGTCAGATTGCGTCTTAGCTGCCGTAACTGTTTTTGCTTTCATCTCAGCCATATTTTTGGCTAAATCATTAGCCGCAATAATTAACCCTTGAGCAAATTCAGGGTCAAATTCTTGCGCTATTTCTGCCGCACGAAGCATTGAGTTTGGGTCTTTAAGATTAATACGTGGCCCACCACCAGCACCAGTTAGCATTTGCTGGCGCATTGATATTTTGCGTAGTTGCGGGTCTTCCATACCAAACAAACCAGCAGTAGCGCCGCCTAATTGCTGCGCACCTTGATAGATGCCGTAATTTGCTTTTTCAAATGGATTAAGTTGAGCAAACTGAAGCGCACGATTTTGCTGCGCTTGTTGCTGCCGCATTTGGTAATCTTCTGGCGATGTAAACAGACCTAGAATTTCGCTTGCCATGATTGTCCCTTAATTAAATAAAATAATCATTGCGGTTAAAAGACCGGTCTTCAACTGGCGCACCTCTACCGTATATCGCGTTAAATCGCTCATCTTGTCGCTGTTGATTTTGGTACGCATTGAGTGAATTGGCCGCACCCATTAATGCTGTACCAAACGGACTGTAGGCATTGGCTTGCTGCATAGTTTGTGCAGCGCCTATTCCACCTGACATTAATGCTTGCGCTCCTGCGTTATTAACATTTCTGCCGCCTAACGATGCACCAATATCCAATGGTTGCTGACCAAGACTTTCTAATGTTTGCGCGCCGCTGAGATATCCTGTAAATGGTGATAAAGCGCCAACTTGACCAGCCTGATATTGATTTAACAAATTAGAGCCTTGGCCAAACAAACCTGTACCAAAAGCTAACTGCTGTTGACCAGCTTGTTGTGCTTGGCCAGCTAATGCCGCATCCTGTTGAGCTATAGCGTTGTAGTAAGCCTCTAGTTCAGGATTGCTTGCAGAAAGCCCCGCACCACCACCTGGGCGAATACCTGTTGCGCCAACAGACAAACCGCCGCGGCCAGTATTAAACAGCCGGTTTTGCAATTCCGCATATTGGCGTTCACGACTTGGCGCTAACAAGTCTTGTTGTCCTTGCATATATTGAGCCGCAACTGCTTCAGGCGACTGCGCTAAGTATTGGCCACCTAAATTAAACAAGCCAGTAGCCGCACCAGTTAACGGCTGATACATTCCTTGCGCTGCTTCAGCTTGGCCTAACCCTTGGCCACTAAGCGCCATCAAGCGATCTTGATAGTTTTTTAGCTCTGACGATAAGTTATAGCCAGCGCTACTTACGCGACCACTAGCATCTGTACCAAATTGACTAGTACCAAAACGTGTAGTAACGCCAACAGGTCTAAAGCGTGATTCTTCGGCAGCAATTCGCGCTGCTTCTAATTGCGCTCTAGCAGATGTAGATGCGGCATCTTTAGCCGCCTCACCCTGCAAATACCCGCCTAATATATTTCCACCGGCGGCGGCGGCCATTGCCCACGATGCTGGCATATCAATCCCCTTTAATTAAAATCTCATCCACTTTAGACGGGTCTTTTTCATCCGTCGCATGGATACAAAACCATACACAATCGCTCATGGCCTTAATGCCGTGAACCACATTTGCTTTAATCTCTATACACGCTGGCGCATCAATAATTTCAATGACCTCGCCTTTCATCACGGCTACACGCCCTTTGGCCAGAATAGACAAGTGACTAAAGTCGTGCATGTGTTTTAGTATGGCTGTGCCAGCAGGAACGAATGATTCCTTGGCATACAAGCCATCTGAAAAGTGGTGAGTAATCTCACCACCCAACTCTTTAAGCGCAGCACTCATGCAGTGCGTCTCCACATATAAACAGTAATGTACGGCTGTAAGTTAGCGTTCGTTGCGCTTGTACCATTAGACGCTGTTGTGCCAGAAAAACTGTGATTATGGTTACCAGCTTCTTCCATAATATTAGTGCCACTGTAGCTAGTCACATAATCTTGTGAAGTTGGGCTGCCGCTAATACCAGCAATTTTTGATGTTGCACTTCCAAGAACAGCTATGCTACCGCCAGTATTAGCGTTTAAGCCGTGACGGTGAGCGCCAGCGCTTCCAGTATTTCCGCTGTAAGAGTGATCGTGACTTGGTAACGTTGCGTCTTTTGAGCCGCCTGTTTCGCCCAGCGTATCAAACGCTGCATCACCCGCATCAACGCCAACTAAAACGCGGCCAGCGCCGAATGCCGTCCATGTACCAAAACCAAGCAATGTCGCTGGGTTAGTGCTAACTGCGGCATTCGTATAAATAGAGCCAACCGGATATAACGCACCCAATGCTGCCTGTACAAACGCTGTTGTTGCCAACTTGGTGGAGCTATCGCCAGTTGATTGTGTTGGCGCGGTTGGGCTACCGCTAAAGCCTGGGCTTGCTAAGTCGGCTTTTGTACCAATCGCTACAGCAATGTTATTAAATTCAGTGTCAATCTCCGTACCTTTTACAATCTTGGCTGCGTCGCCTGATGGCAACGAATCCTTAGATGCAAAGTCGGTCGATTTGGTATAGTCAGACATGCTTGCCCCTTAACTTATGCGGCCACGTTTAGCCAAAATTTCAATCTTTTGAATCGACAATTCAAAACCATTCACTTCGGCTTCATAACCTGTTTGCACTACTTTTCCAGAACCGGTCGCCTGAGTCGTCAAAGTCTGAATAACAATACCGCCAGCATATTGAGAAAGTGGAACGCTGTTTGCGCCATATTCTGCAATACCGTATTCAGAAATACCTTGAGTTGGTATTTGCTCATTTTCTGATAGATAACTTTCAGAAAAATCGTAGCCCCATTTAACAGTTACTACTTGGTCAGAGCCACCAATAACAACAATCGAAATACGCTTAACAATGGATGTGATTGTTACGTCACCCAAATCAGCGTGATTGGTGTAGTACGACATTCGATACGTCTGGCCATTATCTAAGTAGCCAGAGTATTTGCCTATGTAACCGTTTTTGCCGATCAACAAATCACCGTTGCGCAATGCACACAATGCCGTTGGCTCAATATGATTCCACGTAGTAGCTCTAGCTGAACCATCTTGCATGACGCTGCGCGTGTCAAACACATAGACTTGATTGGCTGTAGGAAACGTCAGCAGATAAAACGCATCAACTTCTGAATAGACTGCTTTGATATTTGCTGGCGATTCACCGGCAACCAACTGCATTAAATCATTACGAACATTCTTGCTTAAATCACGAAATGGCGCAGACTTTTCTTGAATCGTTCGCAGCACTGATCGCACACCAGAATTAGATAGAAACACCACATCTGTATTGGTACTTTGAATCGAATCACGGTATTGGCAACCGATACCCACCACAGTGTCCGATAGCGTCATCGTGCTGGGTGCTGTAGCGCCTGAATAAACCAAAATCTGGCGCTTACCAAAGATAAACAAAAATCCGTTGTGAGCCGCTAAACCTGTAATTTCATCCGCACCATTGGCCCACACATTATTGACGTTCAATGTGCCGGATGTGCCACCGGTATAAATATGGCCAGCAATCAAGTCAGAAAATGTCAGCGTTGTTTTGTCTGTCGCACTACCAGCAATCCATAAACGGCCATACGCCGAGCAAACGATATTCCCTGACGGAACTGTGCCAGCATAACCAGCTTTCTCACTTACGCGGCGATACGTCGTCGAACTAACCGCAGGATCGTAAATTAGTGGGTCATGCCCAAGCTGAAAAAAGTACGTTATTCCATTAAGCGACGCAGCTTGCCAATTGCTTGCTGTAATGGTGGGCGCTGTACCACCACCGCCGTAGGTCAGCTCATCAACAGTTGTGCCGCTTAATTTGAATAACTTATTGTTTCCAGCAAATAAAGTCGTCACCGAGCCATCGGTTCGCACCAGCTCATGGATTACGCCAATATCATTGGCCCCCAAATTGCCTGAACTGGTATTGACCTTCGTCCAACCTTTGCGAGCGCCCATCCGACCATACTTGTCCAGTATGCAGTTCGTTGCAGTCAACGCAAAACCTGCTGCCAAATCCAGCGGTGAGTCTTGCGTATTCAGGCCGTAAAAGCCTGGCGCGCTAATGCTGAATCGCTCAAGTGCTTGGCTCATACCGCAACAAACTCCTGTGTTTCTGGAAAGCGTGTGGCTTCCAAAGCAATGTAATCAGCCAGCATGGAACGATAAAGGTTATACGCTTCCGAAGAGGATAAGCCGCCATCTTCGCCGCGCTCAACCAACGCTCTAGCGTATGCGTTTTGCTCAACCAGTACATCAGGAACCAATATGTTTGTATTGTCTGATGTCATTACCGCTTGCGGTACAGTGACAAAGAATTTCAAGTTATAGACGCCATCAGGGCGGCCATACAGTTGAATTTGTGCGTCGCCACTACCGTCAACACCTTCAAAGCAATATTGTGTTGGAACGGCGCTAATCGTAGGCTGTAGATTCTGGCGTAGGCGCATATCGCCCACGCTGATCTGTTGCATGATGAGATTGCTAGTGATATTTAGTGGGTCGCTGGATACGCGGAACTTTTGACCTGCGCCGGTCAGCGCGTAGATATATGTGCCGGAGGTAGTGGTAACGGTTATTTCTTGGCCGAGAACATTCCAATCGTAGGCATCTTCGACTTGGCGTTTGGCATCATTGACCATCTTGCCAATTAGGCTGGAATACGCATTCAGAGCGACGGTTGACACCGTTGGCTCACGCAGCCGCACAAGAATAGAATTTACAATTTGTAGATAGGTCATTGCTTCCCCGTAATAATGCACACAGAGCCAGCTTTTGCCTATCCCCTTGGGAAGAAGCCTTTGCCCCTATTATAAAGAACTTATATCGCTTTTTGTTACCATTTGACCTTGTTAGCCCAAAACGCTGCGCTCATTTTGCCCTTGGCAATATTCTGCGCGTGGCGCGCTTTGAACGCTTCATTGCGTTTGCTGCC